AAAGGAAAGTCTATGTATAAACAGCAAGGAGCTGCTTATCAGGCTGAAGCTTCTAACTGGGGATTAGGAACGAAAAATGACCAGCTCGGATAATTATTTAACAAAAGAGAACATTTTGAAAAGCGTTTAGAAGGTCTTTCAAACACTCGTTCGTTGCTTGAAAACGAATGGAAAGAGATTCGTTCTTATTTAGCTCCAGATACGGGTTGTTTTGACGATCCTACGTCTTCGAGTGCGATCAAGAAAGACGCTTTTTACAAACAAAATGTAAATACTTTGCCCTCGTTTTTCTTTTATAATCTGGCGGTTGCTTTAGTTATGAATTTAACGCCGTCCAGATTGCATTGGTTTAGATTGAGTGTTCCTGAAAAGACGTGGGAAGAAGCCGCTTTTTTAAAGCACGCTGAAGATGTTATGTTGCGTGTGTTTAGCAAAGCTGGCGTTTACGACCATTTAATGAATTTATTTCTGGAAGCACCTTTATACGGTTGTTCTGTTTTAGGTATGAATAAAGATGCCGAATACGGTGTTGATTTAATTCCGACTACGATTGGCGAATTTTGGATGGCCGAAGATTATCGTGGAACAGTAAATTGTATCTATCGTAAATTTGCTATGACAGCTATCAATATGTCGATGCAATTCGGATACGATAATTTGCCTGAAGCGGTTAAAAAGTCTATCGACAACGACGACAACGAGGCGGAATATACGGTTATTCACGCTGTCGAACAGAACCCTCGTTATAACAGCAAAAACCCGTTTAACAAAGAGTTTATCTCTGTTTATTATTGTGAAGAAGCGAAAGCTGACGAAGGCTTTTTGGAATACAAAACAACGAGTAAATTCCCGTATGTCGTTTCTCGTTGGGACAGATACGGAAAAAATCCTTACGGGTTTGGAATTGGTCGTCGTGTCTTAGGCGATGTTAAATCCCTGCAAGCGTATGAAAAGGATTTAGCTAAAGCTTCTAAAAAGAAAATCAGTCCGCCGTTAAAAGGAAGTACTGATTTACAGAATAAACCGATTGATATTTCAGCTGAAAAAATCACTTTTACGAACGATACAGCTGGATTAACACCGTTATTTAACGTGAATTATGAAACACGTGAAGCGATTGAAAATATTCAGCGTATAGTTGACCGTTTATATAAGATGACGTACAACGACCTGTTTTTGGCTATCTTAAACAAAGACAAGACGATGTCTGCTACAGAGGCGGCGGCTATTGTCAAAGAGAAAGAAGCTTTAGGCGCTATCGTTGAACGATTCCAACGTGAAGCTTTAAAGCCTTTGATTGAAAATACGTTCTTGTATTTACTTGAATTGAACCAGCTTGGTGAAGTTCCGTCAACGTTGTCTGGCAAAGATATGACTGTTGAATATCAGTCTGTTTTGTCTAGCACACAGGAAATCGGAGATTTGCAGAATATTGACCGTTATTTAAGTTTTGTATCTCAGGTTGCGACGGTTAATCCTGATGCTGCTCGTAAGCCTGACGTTTTGGCTATTTGTGATTATTATGCTGACAGATTGAATGTTGACTTCAGTTTAATTAAGACGAACAATCAGGTTGAAAACGAAAAAGAAGAACAAGCGGAAGCTGAAGCTAAGATTGCACAGCAACAATTCCAGCTTGAACAAGCACAAGTACAGGCGGCCGCTGTTAAAGACTATGCTGCGGCTGGTAAAGATTTAAGGTCTATCTAATGGATATAAACAATGCTTTAGTATGTTTATCCGATCCGAGGGTTCAGAAATTCATCAGAGAGATGATTCTGGATTCTTCGGGTGTAGATATTGCTGGAGAAATACCGTCTGGGCGTGTTTTTAGCGAATACGAGCAAGGTAAAATGAAAATAGGCATTGATATGCATAATTTTATTCTATACAATGCCCCTATAGCTTTTAAAGAGCTTGTGAAAAATAAACAAAAAACGGAGATAATTGATGACTGAAGAAGTTGGAAACATACAGACTACTGAACCTGCGGCGCCTGCGGCACCTGCGGCACCTGCTGAACCTGCGGCACCTGCGGCACCTGCGGCACCCGCTGAACCTACAGAACCCGCTGAACCCGCTGAACCTGTAGAGCCTGTTGATGGATTAGCAGATTACACTTTCGATAAATCGTTTGGTTTTGATGCTGATACAAGCAAAGCCGCTTTAGATGCTATGAAAGAAATCGGCGTTTCTAACAAAGAACAAGCAAATAAACTTATGAAGTTTATTGGCGACGTTCAGGGTGAATCTAATAAAAAGTACGAACAGAATTTAGAAGCTATGTATTCTAAATGGGACGATGCTTTAGAAAAAGATGAAGAGTTCGCTAAAAACTACGATGCTAATATAGAATTAGCAAATAAAGCTTTAGAACTGTACGGCGGTAAAGAATTAGATGACTGGTTGACAGAAACAGGATTTAATCGTAAGCCTGAAATTGTAAAAATGTTTTATCGTATCGGAAAAGACCTTGAAGAAGCAAAAGTATTGACAGGTGCTTCAAAAGGTAATAATATATTAAAGCATGACAGGAATGGTAATCCTGTATTTACTTTTGATAAATCATTTGGAGAAAAATAAATGGCTACTATTGAAGCAAAAGCTGGCACTATTTTGGATATTGCCAATTCTATTGCTCCTGACGGCAATTTGTTGGCAGTTGCGGAAACTTTGTATAAAGAAATTCCTGTCCTGCAAGATGCCGTTTGGAAAGAAGCGAACGATTTGACACAACATCGCTATGCACGTCAAGCGAAACTGCCGAAGTCTTCGCATATTAAATTCAACAAAGGTGTTGGGAGTGATTTGGGCTACAATTCACAGCATTTTACACGTTTGTCTGGTCGTGGAAACCGTCCGCACGTTGATGCTCGTGTTATTGATATGTCCCCGTCGCCGAATCAGACGTTGATGGACGAAACCCGTAAATCTGTTATGGGTATCGGTCAGGATTTTGCGAACGATATGTTCTATTCGTCTTCCAAAGCTGATGCGGAAGCGTTTGACGGTATCGCTGAATTTACGTCTACTCTGGGCGATCAGGTTATTTCGGCTGGTGGTACTTCCTCTACAGGCAACACCTCGATGTACATTGTTTGCTGGGATTTGACGAACGGCGCTTATATGGCGTATCCGCGCGGTTCCAAAGCTGGGATTAAATTTACCGACTATGGTAAAGTGCGTGTTGAAGATGAAGACGGTAATGCTTATCAGGCGTACGAACACGAAGTTGAAGTTACGGGCGGTTTGTGCTTGGCTGATGATCGTGCTGTTGCTCGTATCTGCAACATTAACGTATCTAATCCGACTGCGGAATCGTTTGATGAAAACGACGTTATTTTGTTGTTGAACCGTATGCCTCAGATGTTGCGTAAGAAAGCGGTTGCTTATGTTTCTCGCAATCTGATGGCGGCGATTGAAATGCGTGCTAACGCTAAAGACAACGTTTACTACTCAAAAGCGGAAGTTTTTGGCGGTTCTGTTCCGTCGATTCGTGGTTTGCCGATTAAATTGGACGAATCTATTTCCGAAAACGAAGACGTTGTTGCGTAAGGAGAAATAAAAATGGCTTTAATTGATGCTTTTTTGGTTTTGAGTGAAAATCAGTCGGCGGCTACTAGTGCCGACACGACCAACACTCTGGACTTTGGTGGTGCTCGTGAATTGTCGAACAATTATCACGGCGCTGGTTACGTAAACATTCGTTGCGTTGAAGCGGTTGCCGGTACGTCGTTGACGTTTCAGCTGAAAGACTCTGCTGATAACGCTACGTTTGCGGCTGTTGGCGATGTCGTTACTTTGACCGGTATGAAAGCTGGCGAAGTTAAAACGATTAAACTGCCTCCGACTAAGCGTTATGTAAAAGGTGCTTTTACAGCGACGACGGTAACGGGTGGTAAGTTTACGGTTTACGTTGGACAGCCCGAAGCTTAATAGTTGGAGGGGCTGAATAAAAAAAGCCCCTCCTTTTTTTCTTAAGAGGTGAATATGCCTAATTTTGTTTGCGTTTATGACAACGTTTATTTCAATCATAAAGTATGGTCGCAGGGCGAAGTCATCACTGTTGACGATACGGATTTGATTGAAAAAATGGGAGCTCGCTTTGTTCCTCAAAGCGACTATGAAAATTCTTTGCGAAAAGTTACCGTCAACCTTGACCGTAAACGTGAAAGCTTTACACGTCAACAGGTTGAAGACATTACGAAAGAAGTTGCGGCTGAAAACGCTCGTCTTCGTAATGAATTAAAAGAAACGAAACGTTCTAAAATTAAGGTTGAAAAATAATGGATAAAACGGCGATATGTAATCAAGCTTTAGTAGAAGCTGAAATTGATTCCACTATTTCTAGCGTTGAAACAGATTCGTCTATCGAAGCTGAACGTATGCGCCGTATTTATAATTCGACCAAAGAAGAATGTCTGTCGGACTACAACTGGGGTTTTGCTACTAAATTCGTTTTTCCTGCGGGCGTAGATTTACCGACAGACAGCCCTTATTCTTATGCTTTTAGTTATCCTGACGATGCTATTGTTATTCAGGGTTTGTATGAAAACAACACAGCGGCGTTAAGTCGTTCCGATAGCTTACAGTACAGTGTAGCTACAACGGCTGACGGGACTGCTCGTATCTTGCTTTGCAATGTTGCTAGTCCTATTTTGGTATGTACGATAAACGTTACTGATGAGATTTTGCCGAATTATTTTGTGAGATATTTTTATCTTAATTTAGCTTTAAAGATAGCGAAGCTTAGCGGTGCGGCTACTGACGTAAAGACACGTCTTTTTAATGAAATCGCAGAATCTTCTTCAAAAGCGTCCGAACACAATGCGATTGTTATCAACCGCAAATATGACGACGAAGAAAACTATTATATTGATGTAAGAGGTTGATATGGCTCTTATAAACAAGACGCAACCGTCTTTTTCTGGCGGTATTATTTCGACTGAATTATTAAGTCGTATTGACTATGACAAATTGACATCTGGTTTACGTCAATGTGAAAACTTTATTGTTCGTCCTGTTGGCGGTGTTCAGTACGCCGCTGGAACAAAATTTATTGCGTCTGGATTGACGGAAACAACAAGACTTATTCCTTTTGCTGAAAGCAAA